GCGAAGACATCTGGCACACGACATCCGACTTCAGTTGAGGTGGAAGATCGCGGTACGTTGTATAACCGTTGAAGGCCGATCCCTCCTTCTTTCCTATGTACCCAAGAAATATAGTCGTTGGCCGTACGACGTCCGAACTTGTCGCAAAGACCATCCATTGATCATGCTCAAGATCGACCGGGCCAAACAGAGTTTGCGTCTTGCCGATGTGCGGCCGAAGTTCAACTGTGATTTGCATAATAGTTCCGTTACGCGGCTGCAGTCCAAGTCGGCCCAGTCACGCCGTCCCAAGTGAATTCGATTTCGCCAATCTGGAGTTCGTTTGTTTGGAAGTCCGGATACTTCACGCGATTGATCAAACCACTACCGGCTAGGTTCGCGGGCGTGCTCGCCCCCGCCGCAGTCGGGTGCGTGATCGTAATCGTCTCCGAGATAGTCGAACGGGCAGGTAGTCCTTGACTACCCTGAAATAGCACCATCAACGTCACTGGCCCCCAATCGTCAAGGTCGCCAGGCATCTTGGTTCGCTTCGTCGCGGTGCCGAGGTAAGACGTATCGACCACCGGGCGAGTCACGTCCGGCCCGCTGATCTGTCGACAGAGCCACGTACCGCCCGTCGTCGCGAAAGTGATTGTTGCGCCATGTCCTGTGTCTACGGCCATCGGTTAGCTCCTAAGGAATTGTGATTGAGGATGCCCACTGGCGCATGGTCAAGTTGCTCGTCGAACTTGCGATGCCGAGAATCGTGACGTTCGCTGTCGTGCCCAGGTCCGCGTAAGGTGCAATCCCACCAGCCGTCGCTGAGACGCAGTAGATTTTTCCTTTGGTCAGCACCGCCCCAAAGCCTAGTACACCAGATTGCATCACGAGCATCGGCTGCGTTGCAACCACGTCACTGAGTGAGATTCCGACGGCCGTCGAACCGGCGGCCAACGCCGATGCGTCCGCGTCCGCCAGCAGCCAAGTGTTTGCCGTCGATAGGTAGACTGTTTGCCCTCTAGTAATCGTCGCACCGGCTAGGTAATTCGTCTCGGCGGAATAGCCAACCGCTGGAACTACATTCGCTGCCGTAACTGTTATGTCCGCCATTACGTTGTCTCCCCATGCCAGATGTCGAATACACGCCGAGTCCAATATCGTTTTGTGTCGGAGTTGTCCTGCGGCAAATCCACCCCACTATCGCGATGCTGGGCACAACTCACTTCCGCCACGAGTGACCCGAACATGGCTCCCTTGTACGGTCGCAACTCTTCCTTCACGATTTCCGCCAGTTCGTTCGCTTTGCGTCTCGTTTCGCCAAAGGCCCACACGTTGACCATCGCCCGCACCAGCCCCGCACCATTGGTCAAGTGCTCGACCGATTCGCCTCCCGTCTCGTCATACACTAGGAACGGCAATGGCATCCCCTGCTTCGGCACGTCCGGGTAAATGCGTGCCGCGTTGTTGGCTCCAACAAGGTCTGTAATTCGTGGCCTCGAACGGAACCAGCTTTCTAAACTGTCGACAAAGTCCGCCATTATCCGCCGGCCCTCTTGATAGACCGCTGCAATGACTTCATCAACTGCGGCTCGTACTTGTGTTTTGTTTCGGCCCACGCGGGGGCCATGAACGGATTAGGTGGGACATTCCCTCTGTGGATACCCATTCCGCCTGCGCCGAACTTACCGTGCGGTGCCGTCGTTCTCTTTGAATGCGGCAGAGGCGTAAGTGTCCCTGTTCCCGGTGCGGCAATTCGGTGCCCCAGTTCGACGAGGTGTCCATGATTACCACCACCTCCGAAAGGAGTGTAATACGGCCCGATGACATTCCCCATCACAAGCCCGCCTTGATATTTCCGCATCACATACGTGATCGTGTCTCTTAGTGGAGTCAACTGCGGTTTTTTTCTCGTCTTGTCTCCCGGATATCCTGGAGGTGGAACAAGTTGCTTTGCGCGGCGAATGACCATGCGACTGGCGGTATTCAACGCTCGCATCAACTCTTGTCCGCGAATTACGGCCGGTAATTGGGACATTAGTGCCGCCGCCTCTTTCCATCCGGCATCACTGATCTTGAACGTTACTCTTCCACTGGGAGCAGCCATCACACCACTACCTTCTCGCGGCAGTACAGCCACTGCATCGGGATCTTGCCTTGCTCGCGAACGACCTTGACGTAGGCGATATTCAAATACTTGCCACCGTGAATGCCGCCCACCATCAGAAGCCGCATCGTCGGCAACACCCCAGAAAAGTATCGGCACTCAAAGACGTGGCTCACATGAGCTTCAAGCTGGCGACCTCGATACGTTTCGTCACCGCTCACGTCTACGAGCCTGCCTGGTATCGAGGACTTAAGAGCAGTACCGCTGAAGTCCTCGGCTGGGCTTCCGTCGAGGCTACTGTCTTGCTGGATTGTCGCCCTGTCAGGAAAGTACGATAACGCTGTCGAGCAGCATGTCTTAGGCATACTCCAGCGTCCTCCCTTCCAAGGCGATCATCTCAATCACTCGATTGGCGATGTCATCCGTGTCGCACCCGAATTGGTCGCGATTGTTGTACCAGTGGGTGCAAAGGACGATGATTGCACGACGGTAGATAATCGGCACGGAAGCCGCCGTCGCACCGTAGCCGGTTACGTAGGTGACGTTGACGGCATTCGTCTTATGCAAAGACAAGGGCCAATTGTCGCCGTAGCCCATCATGATTCTGCCAGGTACTTGCGACGTGTCGACGTCGTATAACGCACTGGCCAGTGTCTGCGTGGCCTCGTTGGAGTCCACATAAGTTATTGCCGTAACCGATTGCACCGGACCATATCGCAACGAAAACCAACTCGGCATGCAATCGTAAATCTGTTTCCGCGTCTGCGTAATCAGCGAGCGGCAGGCCAACCGCTCAACCATCTGTCGAGCGGCTGGAATAATCTGTTCGGCCAGATAAACGTAGTCGCTCGTGTCGTCCACGATATACGCATTGGCCGCAACGTCAGAAGTGCTCACCGGCTCAGTAGATGGCTGAACTGTCACCACGTTTGTTGGCGCGTTGAAGATCATGTTTCGTAATACAAAATAATCTGACCATTCTTCGCATTGCCACCGTTGTTCACCGTTACCGTCAGCTTGTCGCAGATCGCCGGGAAATTCGCGATGCGTCCCGTTCCGGCAGTGTCTTCCAGCGGAAGGTATGTTTCGAGCGTGGTCGTGGTGTGACGAGCAATCAGCGCGGCAATAGCCACGTCGTCCATGTGGATGGACAGGTCCACGCCTTCCTCATCCGTCAACACCACATCCCAATTGTCAGTCGGTGCCGTTGCTCCTGGGTCAGTAACAATCTTGATCAGACGGCCAACAATCTTGCGGGTCGTGCAAGCCACGCTTCCAGTCGCGTCGTCGGTCAAGAAGTCGATCAGGATTTTCTTGATCCTGCCAGGATTACCAGCACCATCAATGCCGTCATCGTAAGTGATAGTCGTTGTACTACCTGCCATGATGCGTCATCGCCTCCGTTAGAGAATAACGCCGGCGCTGGCTTTCGAGGCCGCGTAGTAATTATTGAGCCACCAAACCGCATCAGCGACGATTGGTGCCGTGCCGGTCAACACGCCGAGTCTGTTGTTACTGACGAGTCCAGTACTGCCAGTCAGGAGCGTGATGGCCGCAGCAGACGATGTTGTCTGATTGCCGAGGAAATTGTGATCAATCAGCACGTTATTGGTGAGCGTAGTAATCCCGTAAATGCAGCCGGTCGTCGTCGTGAACCAACCGTGGATGTAGTTGTTGATGATCTGGATTCCAGTGCCACCCACTAAGCAAATACACGACGTGCCCGCACTGACGGTGGTGGTCGTTAATGCCGGTCCAACAAAGTGATTGCCGTCGATTGTCAGATAATTGGCCCCGGCCGTGGTGAGGATCGTTTGAATCGGCGCAATCCAGGTTCCGGCCTTGCTGGTCAGGAATCGGCAATTCTTGATTGTGCATCCCGCCGCACTGATCACGATGCCGCTGGTCAGTCCAGTGATCCCGTTGCCAACGTCAAAAATGCAATTGGAAATGCTCGTACTGGCTGCCGTCATGAGGAGTGTCGCGCTAGAAATCGTCGTCCAACTGAATGTTGGTCTTGCCGAGCCAGTTCCCATTCCAATGATGCTCACGCCGATCTTGTCGAGCGTGATCGTACCAGCCGCAATAACCGCCTCCGCATGACCTCGCATGACATAGATTCGATCGTCATTTGACGCGATGCATTGCAATATTGCATAGGCGAGAGTAGCAAACGGAGCGTCTGGATTTTGCCCGTAACCAACCGCATCAGTGCCCGTGAGGCTACACACCCAAAAAATATTTCCTGTGTTCAGAGCCTCGTTGTTGATCGTAAACATCCCGCCAGATGCCTGG